TCACGGCATGCTCGGCCAATGAAAGACATCTCGGAACGCGACCACGAGAAGTCCTAGGCCTCCCGTCACCACGACGCCGATCATCGCGATCAACGTCTGCTTCTTCAAATGCTCCGTGCTCTCGCGCCAAGACCTCAGATGTGCGAAGTCCTTCTGCATCTCGATCGGCTCGTTCGTATCCACGCCGAGCGCAGTCAACGTTTTGACGACCGCCTCCTCCGCTGCCCGGCGTGCCAGCTTTTCGAGTTCGTCCTCGGCCATCGCGCGTCACAGGCCCGCATCTTCATTGCGGACGACGAAGTAGCGCCGAAGGCCATCTCGCAAGGCCCGATTGTCGGTGACCAGCATGGGCAAACCGTTGGCGTCATAGGCAAGATCGACGTCCGGATCGAAACCGCTGCCGAGCAAAATATGCTTGCGATCGATATAATAGCGGCTCGTTTTCGTGCCATGCCAGCTATGCAGCACTGTGCCAGGCACGCATCCAATGTCTTGCCGGACATGGTCGTCGCAGCGGCGTGCGAATTCCCGCAGCCGACGGATATAACCGGATGACAGATTGCCGTTGAAATCGGCGAGCTCTTGCTGGGCCATATGGGCGAGCGCGCCACTGAAACCGAGCGCCATGTGATAATCGGCCGAACCCGTAACCATCCAATCGATCAATCGACCGATACCTTTCAAAACGTCGCGACGGATCGCCCAAGAATATCCGTAGTGGCGCCGCGCGTCTTGACGATGTTCCCGCTGGGTCAAGCGCAAAAAGCTCGGGCCGTAATCTCCGTTCGGAACGTCGATATCGCCATCGGTCCAAGCTGCCGAAAAGGACCGGTCCGCATCGTTGCCCCACTCATTGCGAACCGTCTCTCCGTTGGGGCCGAGATCGATCGAATGCGACCAGGTCTGCCCGACTCTGTAATGCTGCAGCATCTGCACGGTTTCCGCTGCCCAGTCGGCGCGCACATGACGAATATCGGTATCCTCCCAGCAAATATAACGAGCCTCTTCCGGCAGCCGCGCGATGCCGGCATTGACGAGAGCCTCCTTCAGCCACACCTCCTGCTCCGGGCCGCCGCGTAGCCGCACGAGATGCACATGCTTCAAAGCCGGGTCCGAATCGTCGAAGTCATGCGGACGCTCGCCGAAGGCATGCGCAACGAGCATGACCATTGCGCCGCTATCTTTCGCGTCGCTGAGCCATTGGCGCGTCAAAGCGAGACGCGATTTATAGCGGCGTGGATTGGAATAGACGCCGACGAGATGCAGGAGATCAGAGCGCATGGAGGCTTTGTCCGATGAGAAGACCGATGCGGATGTGTCAGGTGCTCGACGGTATGCTCGCGACCGGTATTCCTGCGGGGATAGCTCCGATGCTCGCTTTGATCGATTGGTAGAGCGGGCAGAGCTGCGCGGCGACCGCAGTATTCGTGACGAGCGTATTAGTCGCACGCGTCGCCGCAGCCTGGTTGCTCACCGTCAAGCTGATAATATTGGCGACCGCACTCGACGCGGCGCTCGCGAGCGGCGAGCATTCAAACAACACAAGATCTTGGCCGATCATCACAAGATCCTTGCCGACGATCGGCGCGTATTTGGCAACGCCCGCGGAAAAGGCTGTGAGATCCTTTTGAAAGGTGACGACCTGGCTCGAGGTACAGCCTGCAAGACCCATGGTTGCGGCGCAGGCGAGCGCAAGCATCCAGCGCGCGCGAATCGGCGCGCCCGCGAAGCGAAGGCGGAGCATAATGGTTCCTTTCAGAGGGGAATGAGAAAGAGATCTTGGCCTGCGTCTCAGCCGGAGACGTTTCCATTGCCTTCCGCTACTGCGCCAGGCGCGTCTGGCTCGAGCGGCTTATTATGCGCGACGACATAGACGATCACCGGCAATAATGGCTCGAGCAGCTTCATGTCGTCGGCGACGATAGCCGCAGCCGGATCGAAGACGCCGATGATCGAGGCGACTTCTTCGACGCTCGCGTAAATCTTAGTGAAGCTCTTCGCCTTCAGCGCCGCGATTGCGCCCTTCCAGTCGTAGCTCGCACCCATCTCGAGCGCCTTGATGATCTCCTCGACTTTCACGATTGCCGAAGGCGTGCCGGACGCGGCATTGGTCGAGCCGGTCTTCAAGACATCTTCAGCGCCGGTGATGAGATCGGACGCGATCGTACCGAGTTCGGACATGCACTATGCCTTTCCTTGCGAGAGGGAAATCAAGCCTTCGGCCCGCCGGTCGGCGGCGATGCCGCGGCGTCGGCTTGAATCCCGCGCAGGCCGCCGGCAAAGAGCGCCATCAGACCGGTCAGGACCATTGTCGCGGACTCGGCCGTCTTCGGATCGTCGAGAAAGGCGCCGAGCGCGGGGTGATGGAAGGCGACCGCGATCGCGGAGCCGAGCGCCAGCAAGCCGGCGATGAAGCCGGGCGATAAGATGTTCATGATGAGAAACCCCGACGTCTACGGAAAATTGATTATTCGTCCACCGGCTTGCTCATCTGCGCTTTGGCGGCGGCCTGGTGCAAGGCGACATTGAAGGCGAGCGCGTCGCGCGCGATCTTGCCCGCACAATCCTCGCCATTGATGATGCGCCGCGCTTCTACCCAGAGGGGCTTCGGCCGACCGAAATAATCGCCGAGCGTGCGGCCGGTGAACCAGCCATCCCGCATGCCGAAAATCAACGTTGCCGCAGCGAGATCCGTCTGCAGCATCAGATCCGGATCGCGCGCGAGATCGACATCGATGCCGATAACGCCATATTTGCGCAGCTGGACGGTCGCGTGGCGATAATTGGCGAACCATGTCAACTGCACATAGCCGCGACCGTAATAGGCCTTGTGCCAAGGGCCGGTCGGCTCACCATAGGCATGGCCTCTCCCTTCGCCGATCTCACGCACGGGTCGCATCGTCTCTGCGGTCTCGTGGAAGGCGGTCGCCAACATATAGGCGCGTGCGGGAAGATCCGGCGCCTTCCATTTGTCGAAGGCATCGAGCAGCGCATTGAGTCCGTCGACCTGGTTTTGCGTGAGCATCCTCCTGAACGGCACGCGGCGACAAAAATCCAAGAAGATCCCGCGATCGATCTCGAACGCCATATCTCAGGCTCCCGGCATCGAGATGAAAAGGCAGCGGATCTCGCCAGCAAAGATGCAGCGCCAAACCAGCCCGTCGGGCGAGGGCTGCGCACGCGAGACCGGGATCGTGAGATCTGTATCGTCGAAGCGATAGAGATCGCCTTCGACATGCATGCTTGCGGGATCGACCTCCTTGCAGTCGCTTTGTCCGCAACACAGGAATTTGGTAACAGGATCGATTTCCTGACCGTTGCCCCAATAATCATGTGCCGCCGCCGGCACGCAAAGCACCGCGGCGAGACAGAGGCTCGCGAAGATCCGCATCGAATTGTCCTTTGAAAATATTAGCGGCCTTATTCCGAGCGGGCGAAACCCACATCTCGAAGGGTCGGCAACCGCTCAATTTGTCATGCGGCCAGTGTTTCGGGACAGCACCTACAGGCGTGTCGCTGGACGATAAAATCGCATCCTTTCGGCGCTCGCGAAGAGCGCCGCGAATTGCAGGACGTTATCAACTTACGGCGCGGTGGCGGATGCGACAGGCACGCCCTGCGCAGCCTGGAGCACCGCGTTTTCGGCTTGCAGGCTCGCGATCTGCGCCGTCAGCGCCGTGTTGATGCCAGCGATGATCGTCGGCAGCGTGAGGCCTCCCGCCACAGCCTCGTCCGGCGTCATCGGCGCAGTATAGGCCGTCGTCGGATTGCCGAAGGCATCGATGCCAGGCACCGCGACGATGACATGATAATCCGGCGCGACCGTGCTGCCGGCGGGTTGTCCGCGATAGAGAAATTCATAGACATAGGCGTTGGTAGGAAAAACCATGGTTCACCTTTTTCTTTGCGCTATCGGCCTGTGGCCTACTTGAGCGCATATCGCGTCATGCAATGGCGGTGACGTTGGTGCCGGCGATCTTCCACGCCGTGCCGTTGTCGACGACGAGACCGCCGGTGCCGGACCCGGCGCCTTCTTGCGTGCCTGCACCGTTGAACATCCGACAATTGGATGCGAAAGCCATACGACCCGCGACGCCTGGTGCCGGCAAGGTAGAGACTGTGTACTTCGCAACCGTAACTGGCATCGCGAAGGTCCAGGTACCGGGCGTCGTGCTGTTATAATCCGTGCGGATCGTCCCATCGCCTGTGGCGAGGATGATCGTGCCGGACAGGTTCGCACTGAGGCCCGTGACCTGCGCGCCAATGATCGTGTTGTTCGTTCCGGAAACCAACCCGCGGGCGGTGTTGTAGCCGATCGCCGTGTTTGTATTGGCAGCTAAGGGAAATGCCGTGCCGGTGCCGGACCCGACACCGGTCGCAGTAAAGGTAACGCCTACCGTATTTGATGAGGCACCTATACTCGTGAAGTTGGTCGTCCCGACCGAAACAATCGTGTACCCTACTCCGACGGCGAAACTCCCAGCCGAAACGGCTGTACCAAGATCGCCAAGCGCATTCACGCCAATGCCGCTATTATAACTACTTGTCGTAATTGCAATAAGCGCGCCCTGCCCGAAGGCGATGTTCGCATTCCCCGTAGCGCTTGCAGCAAGTGCATTGACTCCGCAGGCTGCATTATAGTTTCCGGTCGTATTGTAACTAAGGGAACCACCGCCGCACGCAAAATTATAGTTGCCTGTGGTATTATAGAACAAAGTATATGCACCGATTGCTGTATTATATATCCCCGTCGTATTATTGAGAAGCGTGTCAATCCCGATGGCGACGTTGGAGCTGCCCGTCGTATTAACAGCGAGCGCATTGGTACCTAAGCTGATATTGGATATAATAGCGCCCGCACCTAAACCGATTGTCATGCCGTGAATGCTTGCATCGGAATTACTGGCAACGGTCGTAAACGTACCTGCCGCCGGCGTCGTACCGCCAATCGCAGTATTGTTGATCGTGCCGCTCGTGATCGTCGTCGCGCCGGTGATCGTGAGCCCGAAATTCGCCGTGACGAGGCCGGATGAAGCCGTGATATCCAGCGCGTCATGCCACGTGCTGCCGTCGGACGAGACCTTGAAATGGAAATTATCGTCGCCGCAAAGGCCCACTTGCGCGCGGGCCGAGAACCCGTCTTCATAGATCGTCGATGCTGTGTTCGTAGAAGCCGCTTTATTGATGGTAAAATTGAAATTTCCAGCGCTGTTGAAGAGCGCGCTCGTCCCGTAGACGGAGAGCGGATTGTTCGGATCGGCTGCGGTCCCAATGCCGACTGCCGTCAGATTGCTCGTCGCCTGATCGATGACCGTCCATCTATTGCTGCCATTTCCTTGAAGCGCCAAATATCCATAGGCGCTGCAAATGACCGCGCTTGTCGCGCCGTCGATCGTATCGCTGCCGGCCCGCGAAAGCGTGATCGTATTTGTCGCCGAGCACGACCCGGATTCGTCGACAACGATGAGCCGCGTGCCTGTCGGATAGGCCGAGGCTGCAGGCAAGCTCACCACACGTGCGGCGGTGATCGCGGTATAAGCGATCGTACGATCCGAGACGAGCGCGGTATAGGCCGCATCCGAGACGGCCGTCCGCGTGTTGGTGACGGCTTCTGAAAGCTTCGCGGCCGGCCAACCGCCCGCCGTCGTGCCGTCATGGACCTGCACGCGGCTATTCGTCGTGTCGACGATCAGCTCGGCTTGCGCACCGACAAAAGTCGAGAGGAAGGATGCCGCTTCGCGGCGACGTTTGACTTGGACGCTCATGCGGATGCAAGCCCCATATCGACGATGGTGACATAAGGATCGGAGGCAAGGCCCCAATCGTCGGATTCGTTGATCGCTAAACTCGCCAGGCTATAGTCCAAATTGATACCGATCTGGAGCGCCGCGGTGACCGGCCCCAAGATGCCGGAGCCGATCGGCGTGATCGTGTAGGCCGTGCAGGTCGAAATATCCTGCACACCTTGTCCAAAAATATTGAAGCTCTGAAATTTCAGGTGGAGCGTCTGCCCAATATACTGTTCCGGTACCGTGTATTTGAAGATCGCGCCATCGAGCCGCGCGAACGGCGTCCCGGAAGCGTGCGCTTGCACCGTCGAGCCATCAAGTCCGCGTTCGAGATAAGTGAGCGCATAGGCATTCGTGCCGGTCAGCGCGGCATTGGCATAGGCGAGAAGCTCGGTGCCGACGATGCAGAGCGTCGTCGCATTCTGTGCTGCCGTTTCCGAAGCCGTGGTCAGCGTTCCGGCGCTTTCAACCAGACTGACGGAGAGCGTGTGCGTCGTATCGGGATTGCCGCCTGAGGGCGCCCCCAGAGTTGCCGTGGTGACACCCTGCCGCGCTGCGCCGATGATGGCGCCGACCTGGCCATAGGTCGTGCCATCCGTCGAAGCCCAGACATTGGCGCCGCCCCAATTCGGATCGGCAACGCCGCTAGCGCCGCCCGAGACTGCGCACCAAATCTGTTCGATGCCGCCGGTCAGGGCTGCCGGCGGCTCGAAGATGATCGGCGTATTGACGGGATCGGCCGCAACACCGCGATTGACCGGCACGTTTGCATTGGTCTGCACCGGATAGGCGGAGGATGTGGCTACGCCACCGGGAAACTCCTCGCAGGTGAAGGATAAGATGCCGTCGTCATCTTCCTCGATCGAAACGATGCGCACCGCGGTGTTGCTCAAGCCGAGCCCTGCATCGGTCAGGGTGACGAGATCCATCGGCTCCAATAAGCAATATTCCCAGGAAAGCTTGAACGTATAGTGGTTGCGGATATAGAGACCGCGCTGAAGAATGAGCTGCGCCGAAGTCTGCGCGACGTTCGGATCGCAAATCTCATGCGCCGTGACCGTCGAGGCGACCCGCAAGCCGTAAAGCTCGATCGCGTTCTGATCGAATGCGACGATCGGCGTCGCATCGTAATAATTCGAGCGTTGATAGATCTCGATCGGCTGGTAATTATAGGCGGCATAAGGATCCGTGCGCTGCACATTCACCGGATCGTTGCCATCGTCATAGACATAGTCATCGTCGTCTAGATCGTAGATCGGCGTCACGTACGGGTTGAAGGTGACCGTGCCGCCGGCATAAAGCGAGCCCGTCACCGAGACATCGCCATAGGGGATGAACTTCAGCTTGCCGCCAGACCAAACGACGGCCGTGTTCGTGAGCTGGAGCCATCGGGCAAGAATGCTGCTCGCGGCCTCTTGATCGGTCAAAGCCGGCGAAATCGCCAGCCCGCAGGCCTGGCAATAGATCTGATAGGACGCGCCACCGGATGAACCGAGAAGCGTCGTGGCATCGATGCTCGCTGCCGGGAAGCCGACGCCATATTGCGCATTCGTCAAGAAATCCTGGATGACGAGAGCCGGATCGGCGTCATAGGAATTGACCACGGCGGATGAATAAAGCACGCCATAGACTTCGAACGAGAGCGAGTCGAGGCTCGCGCTCGAGCCCATGTCATAATCGGGCGATGCGACATAGGCGAGACCGTTATAGCCGAGAGATTCGCTTGATTCGGTGCTGGCGACGAAGCTCCAAGGCGCCTGCGGCGTCGTCCCCGTAAAGAGAGAGAATCCGAGACCGCCGAGGCTCGTCAGCGTCGAGCCATTCCAAACCGTGCCGACAGTGTCGATCGGGCCTTCGCATAGGCCCATGATGAACGCCGTCTCGTAATCGTAGCCGTTCAGGGTCGCTGAGCTGCCCCCGCCGCCTCCCTTGCCGCCGCTGCTCTGGGTATAGGTATATTGCGGGATGACTTGAAAATCACCGGCCCAAACGATGTTGGGCGCGATCTTGTTGATGCCGTAGACGATCGCGAGCGGCAGCGCCGCGCTCGAGGTCTGAATCTGCAAGCCGGTATATTGCGGCGTGATGACCGGCGCGTTCGAAGCCGACCGGGTGCGGAGAAAGCTCATGCTCGGCGTGCCCAATAGCTGAAGATGCGCGGCTTCCGCGCCGGATCGGAGAGTCGGCCATGACCCTCGAGCGGCTCCTCGAGCACGCGTTTGGCGGAATGATAGGCATGCACGATGCTGAGCGGTGCGCGCTCGCTCACGATGCCTCCGTGGCTGTAGCAACGCCCATAGCGAAACACGATCACGTCGCCAGGCTGCGCGACTTCGACCTCGCGCGTGCGGTCGAAGACGAAGCCGAGATAGCGCTCCTCGCTGCGATGCAAATGCCAATCCGCATCATAGGGACGTGGATCGAAGGGCGCGCAAAGCCCGGTATCGACGAAGCAGCGCACGATGAGCATGCCGCAATCGACGCCCGCGCCGCGGATATCGGCGCAGATATGATAGGGCGTGCCGATCCAGCGTCGCGCCTCGGCGACGATCGCGGCCCGCTCCTGCGCTTCGCTCATCCGTTAATGGCGTAGGTCGGCGGCGGCACGAAGGGAAAGCCGCGGAAATTGGCGAGATTGTTGAATTTCGACTGACAGCTCGACATCGTATGATCGCAGCCCTGCGAAGCCGTGAACGCATCTCCAATGGCGGGCACCGTCTGCATCGGATAGGCAAGCGTCAGAGCCGATGATGTCGCGCTCTTGATCGTCGCGGAGACGCCGGCATTGATGCCGGAGGTGAAGGTGATGGTGCCTTGCGCATAGGCCGATGACGCGCTCGACCACGGAATGACGGCATTGGTGACGCCGCTGCCGACCGTGCCGTTGGCGCTATAGGTGTTCTTCACGACGCCGCAGCCGGAATCGAAGAGCACGTGATTACAGGCCGGCATATAGAGGTTGCGCGGCATGTTGAGGTCGAGCAGCGTAAGGTCGGAATTGACCGTCATCGTCGCTGTGGTGCGTCCGATATTATCGATCGTGCCGAGCCGTCCTTTGAAGAGAATGACGGAGCCGATCGGCGCCGCGGTCCAAGATGACAGGAAGGCGCGCTCGCGCTGGATCTCGCAGCCGTCGAGAACGCCGTTGCGCACGGCTTGCAGAAAGGGCACGCCGCCGATCGTATCGGTCGGACGCGCCGAGACCGTGATCTGCTGCTGGTCGACGTCGAGACCGGTCGCGCATTTGAAGCGCAGCCCGTCGACCAACACGCTGTTCGCCAGATAAATATAGCCGTTTAACGGAATCGGGATGTCAGCATTCGTGTAGGTGAGAATGAGGCCCGACAGCAAGGTGAAGGTGAAGCAGTCGGCCATCAGCATTGGCACGTCGGACTGTCCGCGCGCGGTGTTCAAAAAGTCGATAAGCGCGGTCGATGCGGATCTCACGGCTTCACGCTCCTGAATTTCAAGCTCTGCACCTGCCAAAGCCCGCTCATGAATTGCTCGAAATCTTCTTGATCGTCGAGGAACCGGCAGACGAAGGCATAGGAGAATGTTGCGCTGATCGCGACGCCGTTCCCGGGCGCATTTGCAAAGGTCAGGATGTTCGGTTGCGTCAGGCTCCAGCCGCTCGTCTGATTCGTCCCGTTCAAATAGATATTCGCGACCGATGAGACCCAGGAGACGGGCTCGGCGAAGCCGCCGAGCGAGCGCTGAAAGGTAAAGGCCGTTGTCGTTCCGTTGCCGGTGCCGATGGCCTGGTTCGTCGCCGCGCAATCGGTCGGATCGGTATAGAGAAAGGTGCCGAACTGCCCTTGGCAGGCGAGATAGAAGCCCATCAATGTTTGAAGCGAATTCGTGCCGAGACCCGGCTTGCTGCTATCCGACGCGAGGCCGTCGAAGGTCACCTCATATTGGTAGAGCGTGTTGCTGTAGAGGCTGGCGCGCACCTCGCGGCCGGAGACATGGCCTGCCACGCGGGTCGAGAAGGTCGGCAGCTTGTGGACCGACCAGCCCTGCCCAGCGAGCGACGGGAATGACGGGGGAGCGGCGCTCATTTAAAAATCGGCGCTCGCCAAGATATAGCCGCTACCGCCGCCACCTTGCAGCGCGGTCGCCTGGCCTGACGTGCCGCTGCTATTGGTCGTGACGCCAATCGCATTGACCGTATGCGTGCTGTTCGGTGTGAGCGACGTGAGCGACGTGGCGGTACCCGCCTGGTTCGTTTTGAATGAACCTGCGACCGCCGTGACCGCAGGCGCTTTCAGCATCTGCACGGGCAGAAAAATCGTGAAGAGCTGCGCGCTCGACCCGGTATTCTGGCCCTGCGCAACCACGACGCCGGAAGCCGGCTCTGAGAGCGCGTAGGCATAGCGCTGAGCGATCTCGAGCTCGACCTGCGCGTCGCGATGCTCGAAGGCCGACATGCTGCCGCCGATTTCGAGCTGCAGGCCGTTGAAGGTGATCGAGTCGTCGGACCCGGCCGTGCCGCTGGGCGTGAAGGAAAAAAGCACGCCGAGCTGCGTGGCGTTCTGCGGGATGTTGCCGGTGATCGAATAGCGGGTCATCGCCGTCGTGAGCGACACGCTCCCCGTGAC